CTGCATTCCTACTACAATATTACCTGCTGTTGGTGCCATGATTCCCTCCCTTTATAATTTTTTATGTAAATCTCTATAAATCATCTGGCTCATTCTATACCCTTCCGCTCCTTGCGCCATCGAAACCTTTTGAGCAATAGTATGTTTCATCCATAAATTTAAAACTATGCCTACAATAACAACAATAACAAACGCCCAGAAAAGCCCGTTTATTTTTCTATTACAATTATGTATGTCTTTTTCTATAACCTTTTCAAGATTAATTATTTTTTCAATATGAACATTACATTGCAACCCCATTACCTTAGTAAGCATTCTATCTAAAGCACCCGTAACACCGTTGTCAAGTTTTCGATGTATCTCTTCTTTGAAATCTTTTACCTCTTGCGTCAATTTTGCAATAGCTACCGGAATAGTCGTGTCAAATAATCGGCGGTTTTTCGTATCATTGTCGGTTTCCATTGCTACTCCTTTTATGGTACAATTTCTGTTACTTTAACACCTGTCGTTCCGTATTTTACTTCCCAGTTAAAAGCTGTTGTGCTTGATATAACACACATAACAAACCCTGGCGGCATGAAATCTAATATCATCTGATTAAACATAGTAAAAGCCGCATTAATTGATGACTTGCATACAGTATAATCGTTCTCAAGAGCTGTTAATCGTGCCTCTTGCTGAACTATTGAATTACCCAAGTCATTCTCAATATTTGACAATCGTGTTTCATGCTGTGCTATAGAATTGTCTATATCTTGAAATTTAGGGTCAAGATTGACCATTCCCGCACTACACCCAGTCGTGCAAATTGTTAAAATTAACAACATATAGAAATATTTCATACTGCCTCCTATTCGCATATAATTATCTGTGGATAACCGACTTCCGGTGTAGTTGCCGCTTCGTTTAAATCTAAATTTTGAACATAAAAACTTATTGCATCGCTAGGCACTGCACTTGACTCTCTGGAAAAAGTAACCCCTAAATATTGGTATGCGGCACCATCGTATGTTACTTCTAACGTATCAACTAACGACGTTCTTCCTGAATCTGAATAGATATAGCATTTCTGTGTAGACCCAGTTCTTTCGTAGGTTAAATAGTACAGCGTGCTTATACTTACTGCCCCGTAATCCTCGTTGCCGTTTGCCGCGTTTCTTATATACAGCCTCCCATTATAAAACCAACTACCGAACCCATGGTCTATTGTATTAAAGACGGCAACTGTACACCCATCAGTATCCCCAACATAATAAATTCCACCTAACCCGTAAGTATCTTGAAAGCTATAGTATGCTTCAATGTCATGAACAAATGTTGTGAAGTTTCCTGCCCCATAATCCTCTGATACACAAGAATCGGTATTTCGTATCATAGTCGTTACATCGCTTTTTGTTGACGTTACAGTTATGTCACCGCCCCCATCCTTTTCGGTGAAACTTGTAAAATTCTCTGCACCATTCCCTATCGCTGCCGCAAATAATAATAGTAATACAAAAAATATGTTCATATTAATCCTTTGTTATGGAACAGTAATATCAGTGTTGACATATAAAACAATAAATGTTATACTTGTAATAAATGATTTAAGGAGACTATTATGCCAATTGAAAAAGTTTGTATAACCTGCAAAAAAAGATTTTATGTTAAACCATTTAGAATGAACAAAGCTAAATGTTGTTCTATTCGCTGTAGTAAAATCGGCAATAAAAACAATCTTGGAAAAAAGCGTTCTCAAGAAACAATAATTAAACTTTCCATATCGCACATGGGACAAAAAGCTTGGAATAAAGGTATTCCTTGCTCTGGGAAAACTAAAAGAAAATTGAGCATATCTCATAAAGGAAAAAAAACAGGTTCTAAAAATCATAACTGGAAAGGAGGCATTTGTAAACATCAGGGTAATCGCATTCTTATTCTTTATCCCTCTCATCCATTTGCTGATAAACATGGATATATCAGGCGTTCTCATTTGATAATGGAAAATCGTCTTGGTAGGCTTCTTCTCCCCACGGAAATAGTTCATCATGTCAATAATATTAAAGACGATGATAGAATAGAAAATCTTCAATTGTTTGAAAGCAATTCTGCTCATGCCAAACATCATTATCCAAAAGGTTCTAAATTTGGAGCAAATTGTAATAATCATATTAGTCCTTAGTTAAAGTATATTTAATCGTAATCGCATCCACGTCGCCCGCAACCGATGTCATGTCAAGATATATTGCTGAATTTGCTGGTATTGTTGCGTCGGCAATACTTCCACCAATCCAACCTACTGTTGTAACTGTAATATCCCCAGACAATACTTCTGTTCCATCCGTATCTGGCGTTGTTAGCGGTCTTTCCTCAAAATTACAGACTACATTAGTACCGCCTGTTATATGCGCTGTTATTGAAGAAATTGTAACTGCGTATGCACGAAATGGCGATATGCAATATCCAATTGTTGTCTTTAATGCAAATGGCGTTGATATTGTTACTGCATAATTACCGCCAGGTGTTATATTTGTTTCAAGATGTGCTATATCAACCGACCCATCATTATAATGCTCGCTATCAATACCATCGTCAGCAATTTTAGTCTCATCAACCACATCAGCCGCTAAATGTTCGGCATCTATTGAACCGTCATTATAGTGTTCAGAATCTATACTATTATCAGCAAGTTTCGTTTCGTCAATAATATCTGCCGCCAAATGTTCAGCGTCTATAGACCCTGCCGCATAATCAGCAGAGTCTATAGTATCGTCTTTTATATCAGCACTTACTATAGTAGAGTCCGCCAGACTGCCTTCTGTTACAATCGGCTCATACGTTGCCGCCGCAATATCCGTATGTAAGTATGTTACTGTAGCTGAACTGCCTGCAAGAAAATATGTGCTATCATGTCCGTCAAGAGCATCTGTATTATCTGAATAGGTTGCGGTAGAATAAACATGAGAAAACGTGCCTGTTCCTGAAGTTGTAATATTATCATTATCAAAACCTATCGTTCCACCAGTTGTTTTTATTGTTAAATTTTTAGTTGTTGTAGAAAATGAAATTTGAGCACGTTCTGAATTATCCGCATTCATTAATTGTACAACAGCATTCATATCAGTTTCTAATGCTCTTAAATATAGTCCTTTTCGTATAATTCCTAATCCTACAGTACCTGTAAATACTAATTCAGCAATATTTCCCGGACCGATAAAGTTTGTTTCAGTGAGATATATTGATGTGTCTCCGCTATTATGTTCAAAGGTTAAATCTCCGGTAGCTGTTAAGGAAGAAATATTAATTATTCCAAATCCTGCCATATCAACTGTCGTAGTAGCAATATGATCCCCAAAATCGTCTCCACCACCGGCGGCTGTATCGTCAGTATCCCATTCGGGGATTCCCCCGGCACTTACTTCTAAAACTTTTCCTGCCGCACCTATTCCTAAAACTTTCCATCCGCTATCATAATAAATAATATCGCCCTGTGTTGAGCCGATTGAATCATGAATATACGAGACGGTGGCAGATGATTTTGATAGATAATTATCATCTAAAAAATCCTGCGTAACGGGTATCTCCCAGTGACTATCTTCATCACCCTGAAAATAAACCTCTACAGTCGTATTCTGTGAACCGCCGTCAGTATTCATATAGACTTTACCAACAAGCCGTGAATCCACCGAAGGCTCATACTCTTCCGATATCGTACAATAAATCCTTTGTCTTTCTTTCGTCGTTAATAAATCACCTAAATTAGATGTCGCAATAAGAACCTCTGAAGTATCGGCTTTACGTTCATAGAATCGCCAGAAAAGTCTTACATCCCTATTCCCTGCTGTTTTTGCGGCAAATAAATTTAAGTCATATACTCCTGCGGTAAGTTCTGTCCACGTTATACCAGCAGGTGAAATCCATTCTTCAATAAGTGTATCAGCTTCGGCATTTATTGAGGCGGTAACGGTAGAAATATCTAAATCGCTTGCGGTAAGCGATGTTTGTTTATATGCCGCCACGCCAGCATCCGCTAAATCAAGCATGAAATATCTTGTGCCTATCTTTGCAACAGCAGAATCTACATACTCTTTGTCAACTAAAGTGTGCTGGTCATCAAATGCCCTATGCTCATCTTCGTATCGTAATGGTGTTGAAATATGCACATCATAATTTGTACCATCGTAAGAAAAATATTTTTCCCATCCCTGTGTTTGCCAATACGTTGCTGATACGGAACTTTCAGAAATAAAATATGTACTGTCATGCCCGTCGAGCAAATCTGTATTTTCTGAATAAGTTATTGTTGAAGCAACTGAATTAAATGTCACATCATCAGTAGTATCAATATCAATGTCAGCTCTTATTTGCGCCGCCGTTCTATATACTAACCAGCCGCTATTTGACACAATAAATTTATCATAATCCGCACCGCCGGCATTCATACCCGTTGATTGTAACTCATTACAGGTTATATTATGTGATACATTTAAAATATAATCCATCTCCACTGTTGTATATTTACCGGGGGCAGTATTTTCAAGATAAATATGTGTATTTCCTCCCCCACTATATGCGTCCATATGAATATCTCCGGTATATTTAACTATCGGAGTTATTAAATTAGCCGATGATATAATGACCTCATCAGTTATTGCATCATTAAATATTATTTTTCCTTTAAGAGCGCCGAGCCCTATCCAACTATCATCTGAAATTTCAATATCGTTCGTAATAGTTAGTGATGAATGTGTTACATCCGCCGTAGTAGTAACATCCTGATTTATGAACCCATGATCTGAACCATCAGATGTCCGGTGCGTTGTATTAAGAGCAACCGCCGCTTCCAGTGTGGCCGTAGATGTCAATAAATCGTAAATATAGCCCTCAATCGTGCTTGTGGACGTCCATAAATCGATTATATAGCCCTCAAGCGTGGCCGTTGATGTCTCTAAGTCAGTTATACTGATAGCCAGCGTACCCGTTGACGTTTCAAGCGCGTCAATTAAGCCCTGTAATGTAGTCGTATCTATCGCAATATCCGTGAATTGTGTCTCAATTTCAGCATGGGTCATTGTTCCTGTTGATGTTAAAGCGGTATGATCTGTTATCCCTGCGCCGCCCGCGGTTAAGTCATAATCTGTACCAGCGTCATTTTTAAGATACATTTTTCCATCAGATTTTAGATATAAATGCCCTTCGTTAGCCGCCGGGGTAGTAACGCCGTCCATTTCAGTAAATCCTAACGAATATACTATTGTCGGGCTCGGTACATTAACGATAAAATCATCCGCCCCGATTGTATAGACAGAAGCATTTAGAAAACTTGTTATAAACAGTAAACACAAAATAGATATTATTTTTTTCATATATCCCCTATTGATAATAAACCATAATTATCCCGCCTTCACCCGGGTTTGTCGTTCCGATTGTTTTCCATTTTAATTCAAATTTATCTGTAGTCAAAAAACTAATATCTGCAATATTAGTAGCCTGCCCCCGTGCGCCATCGTTTAATGTCGCTATTGCCGATTGCTCAACGTCATTTTTTAATATATCAAGAGTAGCGTTTGCGCCAGTCGGCGCATTATCCGCATGAATACTAATACTTTTTATCGTTACGTTAGCGGGAAAATAAAATTTTTCTAATACAATGAATTCGTCAACAAAATTGCCGAATATAGGTATTGGCAATACCTTATTAATTATATCTGCGTGTTGCACTGTGGTTGTACCTAATAATTCACCGTAATATTTGCGATATTTAAAATCAAATATTACAACGCAATGAAATAAATCAAGATCAGCGTCTTTAAATATCGTACCGCCTACCATTTTACTCCAATAAATATAATATTCCGTACTGGTAATAACATTCTGTATCGCATTCTGCTGATCTAATAAATATTGTAATCTATCCCGTATTGATTTCGCTGTATTGTAATCTGTGTCAATGCAATTAAAACTCATTGATACTTCAAGCAAGTTTTCTTCTAATCCGCCGATTGCATTTGTCGTGAATAGTATAAACGGCTCGGTTGCGCCGTGCTTCATCTGGTCAGGCATTATTTTTGAATCTGCACCTGCTGAACCGAGCAATGCGTCAAGCGTTGCGTCACTTTTTAAATAAGCAATTACGTCGGTTTCAATCATTTAACCGCCTTGATTGCATTTGTTAAAAATCTTATTATATCACCCTTGCTTTCTTTCATTGCGGGGAATAAATATGGTTTTGCTCTTGATCTTTTTAAACCGAATTCAACCGCCGGCGCATATTCAACATTCGTTCCAACCTTGCCTATGTATCCAGCGCCTTCTTTATTTACTTCATGCGTTATTGACGCCCTTAATCTGCCAGTCAATACAGGAACAGTTTTTTTTGCCCTGCCCTCAACAACCAGTACAGATTTTGTTATCACCCCGCGCAATGCCGCAACATTTTTCTTTGCAAGTTCCGCAATCTTGCTCTGTATTTCCTTATCACCCGTAATCTTTGCGTGCATTTTAATCATTATGTCACCCTGCTTAATACTAATTCAAGATGATGTACTTCTTTATCATCGCTTAAATCCTGAACCAGTAAAATTATATATGTATTCCCGCTTATCACAACCCGGTGATCTTTTGTGGTTATCGTTGGAGTGGCCGGCTTGCGTAAAAACAAGGTATGCGTTGCATCCTCATAAACCTTTGTCGGAGTAGCCATCAAGCCGCCGCCTATCGGCTCAATGCGGCATTTTAATCCGGTAAGTAAAACAACATTCGCCCAGCTATCTTTCCATTGGCCTGATGTAGCATTTTGCGCTGGCGTATTTAATTGAAATGTGCAGGTATCTTTGAAAAAACTCTCTATTGACATTCAAGCCCCTTACATATTTATATTACGATATTGCAGAATAACACACGCAATATCATCCGGTACAGCTATCCCCGATATACTTAAATCGCCTTTATCATAAGTGATTGAATACTTGCCTATTGATTCAGATTTTACGCCTGCCTTGCCCTTGTTATAATAAACCAGTCCGGCAAGTTGCGCGCAAGCGTTCTTTAAATCATAAGGAATATCGGCGAGTAAATATCCAGCGTCATACGTTACCCGATAATTTTTATGTCCGCGTGAAGTCTTACTTCGCATATAAATATATCCCTCATTCAGATATATTAAATACTCGGTATTGACTACAAAGGTTTGCAGGATCGCCGCTGTATAGGTATCGTAAAGAACAACCGATGCAACAGATACAATAGGGAATTTTCTTAAATAGATATTATTGTTTCCGTCACCGTCATATTCTTCATTCGTGTATGTCGCTTTAATAAAACTTCTATTGCAAAATCTGTCAATAAAATCAGAAGCGGTATTGATAAGCGTATTAGATAAATCAGCATCGCCGATTGTTATTTGCAAAAATTCGTCTAATTCCAGCAACGTAATTAAAGCATTTGCCTTTAATGCAACCGCCATATAAGCACCCCTTTACGGCTGTAATTGTTCGTAAAAATCTGCGTAAATGCCTATGTCGCCCGCTGTTTGCGAGTCTTTATTTACAACCATTATTAAATACATCTCGCCTGCCGCGCCAACATATTCAGCATTATTTTTTATATCCGTACCTGTGTTGAATATCCCAACATTAGCCGGTATGAGAATATGCGGCTGAACAAGCGTTCCCGGCGTAACAACCGTCGGCGTATGATAAAACACTGCTGTCGCCGCGTCTGCAATAGGATGATTCAAATTATACGAATCAACTATTGTACCGCTTGAAGTTATAACAGGGTCACGATATATTATTACCAGTGATGTTGTTTCAGCCGTGATTAATATATTCGTGTGAATTTCATCAGCGGTGAATGACGTTGTCGCCACATCAACAAGAAAATATGCTGTGGCTGCCGCTGCAACTGCCGGATAGTAATGTCCTGTCCTATACATCTGTCCGAGATGTACTTTCGCATGAGCATCCGTAACCATGCCTGATGTATGCGCTGGTTTTGCCGGTACTTGACCGCCGAATGATAACGCAACGCCCAGCCCGATAATACATACTGCACCGATAATAATTTTTTTACTCATTTTTCCCTCCGAATATACCCTGCGGGCTACCAGCTGGATAAGCTGGCAACCCGTAAGGATTTATTTTTTTAATTCTCTATATTATCTATAGAAAATCGTTACTTTGACATTACTTACCAGCGATGATTTCCGAACGCATAGGTTCGTAAGCTCCAGCGGTGAAGCCGGAATCGGAAATGGTATTTGAACCGGCTCTACATATCCTGATGCAGAAGTTGAAGCAATATCAAGACTGAATGCCGACGTTACCGTCGTTGTGCTTGCCGCATTTTCATAAAACGTAACAGTTTGCGCAACCGTTGCATCGCTATTCGTAATCAATATGTGATGTATTGACGCTGTATTCGCAATCTGTACCAATGTTTTTATCGCGTCTGTCACCGGATACGTTGTCGCCGCAACTGAATACGGAGTCAATCCCCTTTCAGCGGCAAATACAGGCATTCCTTGAATCATAAAACTTAAAGCAATTAATCCAACAAGTAATTTCTTCATTTTTCTATCTCCTTTTTTGTACATTTTATTTGGTCGCCTATCAGTTGAATTTACCGAATCGCTATTAATCGGCTCAATTAAATGAGCATATTTAATAGCTTCGGCATCAGTAAATTCCCTGACTTCGCCGATTCGCAAATTAGTAAAACAGCCGAATGCTTTAATAATTGTATATTTCATTTAAGCAAGCCCTGTGTATTTCACAAACGCTTCAGGATTAACAACAAGTACACCGCGCCGCATAACGAAACGATAGCCCGTCATATCCTGCGTCCAATAATTCGTTGAATCGCCGTCAACTGCGCTGTTGCTTACATCAACCTGAATACCTGCGCCCGCGCCTGCCGATTTATACCCAATCAATACGTTTTTGAAATTCCCGTATATGATTTGAGTAGCAACCGTCTGGCTTGAAATATTAACAGGAATACCAAGAACCGTCCTTGATATTGCGCCATTAATAGACGAGATATTAAACATAGGCCGGCCATTACCGTCAACCAATCCCATACATAAACCCCAACCTGCCCGGGTCATATACAATTCTGCGCCGGTATGATACTTTTCAAGCATCGCATTATTTGTAATGTTTATTAAGTCGGTATAGGTAAGATTCAGCCCAATTTGTGCAACCGCATTCGTACCAACTGCATATCCAATGCCAACATGAGGATCAGTATTACCTGCAAGCACTGACCGTTCAAGCTCAACATTCATATTCTCACCAACAAGCGTTGATATTTGCTGTGTCATATTAGCAGTATTATCCGCTAAGAATTCATCAGAAAATGGTATCATCGCATACATTTTGAGCAGTATGGACTGCTTCTGGTCAAGCGTTGGTTTTGTCGTATACTTTGCCGTGTGCTCTGCTACCCACCGGACGGTTAAATCAGTCAACCATTTCGGGATATTTTTAGTATGCCCGTCCATTTGTCCATGTGGGTACATAGTACATTTGGCAATAATCGTCGCTGGGTTATTTAATGCACCGTAAATCTCGGTATCTTGTCCTGTCGGCACAACATATCCGCCCTGCGCTTCCGTGCCCATTTCCATATACGTTTTAAGATAAGCATGATCTTTGTTCTTAATGGCAAGCAACCATTCACCGAATTTAAAATCCTTTTTCTTTTTATCTTCGTCGGTTTCAATCGGTGCTTTGCTGGCCGCCATTCTTTTGTCCATCTCGTCAAGCAGATCGGCTTTCATTTTCTCAAGCTCTGCCTTCTGTATGGCATCTGCTTTTACAATGCCGTCATCCTGCCCGTTTGTTTTTGCTAATGTCGCAAGTAAACCCTGCATTTCTTTTACTTGTGTCATTATTGCTTCTAACTGTACGTCCATGATTCCTCCTATTTCTTAATCAAGCCGGTGATTCCGACTTGAAGTATGTTTAATTTATTCTGTAATTCCTCAATAGATTTTTCTGCCGCAATCTCTTTTTCAAGATTCGCTATTTCTTCATCAATAGATTGCTCGGCTTTTTTTAATTCTTTATCGCGCAATAATTTTTCTAATTTCTCGCGCTTCTCTTTTAAATCATCGGTAAAATCAAATTCTGTCGTTGCCAAATTCTCAATCTTGTCTATCTTCGGTATATCAATACCCGGAAATAGTTTTATATTTGACGCCATATAACTTTTAACAATAAAATCGTGCATGGCTGGTGATTTTAATGCTTCGGGATTCGCCGGAACATTAACAGCGGATATTTCAAGCAGTTCAAGTGATTTATATTCCTGCGGCTTACGCCAATAATTACCGTATTTTGCCTTTTCAGCTTCAGTCAATTCCCTGTCCTCTGATTCAATCGGGTCAAAGCGTACAGAAAAAGCGCGCAAGAACCCCGCCTTAAACATCTGAAATACCTGCTCTGCAAAAGGATTCTGTTCGGCTGTGGCAAACTGCGGCCTGAATTTTAATTTATTATCTTCAATCCGTATATCTTTAGCTTTTGCAATAGGCAATGAACCTGCGTCATGCCCCCATAATACAACGGGATTCTTTTTATAATTTTTTAATTTCCAGCCATTAGCCCTTAAAATATCACCATCCCTGTCAATCGCTTCCGTTGACGCTGTTGCGGTAAAAGCCCGTTCCCTTTCGTTAAAATCCTTTAATTCGCAATCGTACAATTTCACTATCGGTTGCATTATTTCTTCCTCCCCTGTGGATAGATTTATTAATTTATTTCCGTTTGGCAATAACATTTTTTCGTAATTTTCATCTCTATAATGTTTCATAAAATAAAAAAGCCCGGATTCGCAAGCGAGTAACCGCTTACACATCCGGGCTTGACTTGTTCAATACCCTTTATTTAACTATTAAGATTATCTAATACCAAACTCTTTTCCTCAATAATATGTATCACTCGCCCATCCTGATATACTATAACAACTTTACCGAAAAATTTACAAGTAAGTTTATTCATTAAATATTTCATTACAATTTTCTTTTCTTGCTCATCTGTTATCATCCCAATTCCTCAAGCGTCTTAAACGGTATATGTATAACAATTCCCGCCTTCTGCTCAACATTAAAATTCATATCAAGCATAGTGCATGATTTCTGACTATCACCCTGATTCGGATATTCCCACATCTTGTTTGAATATACACCTAATATAGCAGTATCGGATAATTTATTTAAAAGCTCTATTACTTCGGCTCTGCTCATTTTCTTTTCAAACATTTTATTCTCCCATATCGTTT